ATTTGCTCGTAACTGTTGTGCTTGTTGCATGTTAGATATTGCCATAATTTAACCTCAAATAATCGTTTTAACTTGTTTTTCCGAACAAATCAAGCGGAGGCATAATCACTGTTAAATCCTGCGCTATGTCTTCTTTCGGTATTCCAAGCTTTTCCCACTCTTCTTTTGTCTTGTAAATAGCCCCTGTTTTCTTATGTCTATATTGACTTATAGTCTTTACTGCATCTATTACTGGTATATCACTCATTAATCTACCTTATCCTTCCTTATGTTTAAGTAACTAATAGCTACATCAAAAGAGTCTGCACTGCTTGATGCAACGGTTAGAACATTGCCTCCTTCTACTACTAAAGGAACGGTTAATAATTCCTCTGTTTTATTAGCTGTCAAAGCAGAGGTTTTAATTGTAGTAATACTGTTGTTAATAACGGTTACCGTAGGCGTGCCTGCTGAGGTAACTTTTAAAGACTTTACAATATAGGTTTCGTTTTCTAATGGATTTTGCACACTATTGTTTGTACCAAACATAGTTTGTGGATCTGTTGATGTAACATTATCTACTCCAAAAAATTTAAATATATTTACTGTTGCCATTATTCTAGAAAGAAAGCTTTAGCTTCTATCTCCTGTTTAATTTCATCTTGGAACGTAGAGTTAAGTTTATTAATTACGTTATCTAAATCTCTAACTAAAGATTGAAATGTACTTTGATCGTATTCTTTACTGGCTCTAGTTAATGATTGTACTATCTTCGCCATTATCTATACATTCCCACAATACCGCCGTAAGCTCTTTCTACAGGTCTTGTTTTAAATTCTATTTTAAATAACTCATCAAGAGTTTCATCACCTCTTAATTTAACATTTAAAATATCTTCTGCTCTGTCATAATCAATAACTCTTTTACCATTTACTACCTTAGTAAATCTTTGCATTAAATTTCCAGCTTTTAAAATTTCAGGTGTTTCACTATACAAACCTAATTCTTGAGTTCTAAAAATTTTCCTTAATTCACTTTCTGGAATTTCTTCCATTATTTTAGTTGTTATGGGTGCTTCCATTTTTGAGTATTGTTCTAAAGGAATATCTTTTCGACTTCTAAAACCTGTATAATTAATAGCTCTTTTAGAAGGTTTAAAAAAACTCATTATACCCTCTACTAATTTACCTCTGCTATATCCTGCTCTACCACCGTAAGCATAGTCATAAGCTGGAGAATCATTGCTAGTAGAACTTGAGCTTGTTTCTCCTTGGTAATCAGATGCGTATCCACCGCCAACTCCCATACCTGCTCCCGCAGCTGTAGGTCCTGTTGTAGGTCTGTCGCTATCATCACCACCTCCATAACCTCTAGTTATGTTAGCAACCCTAGCATCAAAAGCTTCTCCTGATAATTCTGATAGCTGTTGTTCTGCATCTTTTTTTTGTTGACGATTTTTAATAATTGCTCGTATGCCTCCCCCTATAGGATTCATACCTATACCCAAAACTTGCATTGCTGTTAATGGTTTACCAAATCTCATTTGATTCAGTAACTGTTGTTCTTCTTCTGTAATACCTTTTTCTGCAGGACTTTTATCTTTTAAACCATATGCATCTGTTTCATAATCAAAATTTGGATCTGTTCTATTTGGATTAATTCCTCCACCGCCGCCATCACCACCTTCTTGAGGTATAAGAGGATAAGGATATTGACCCATAATACCTAAATTATTGTTGGGTGACACGTTAAAAGTTATAGCGTCTCTTGGATTATAGTTAGCAAGATATCTATCTTGACTTAAAAATCTATTACCAGCATCATAACGTTCTTTATCTACACCTATGTACGCCATTATCTTCTACCATCCGGTTGTATATCTAATCTAAATGTACCTAACTTCCAGTCCTGTGAAGAAGCTGTGTTAGATATTTTCAAAGCAATTGCTCTTGCTCTTGCCCTAGTGTCTACCTTATCAGTAGCATTCGTTACTGTAAAGGGTCCTAATGATGAGCTAGCTGCTGTATTATTAGGGTAATCTCTTAACAATAATGTAATTGTTGTATTACCTGTTTGAGATATAAAGTCTGGTATAATTCTTCTTATCTTCATTAAAAACTCACCATCACCTCTAAGATCTGGCATACCAATTGTCTGCCCTGCTGCTGTTCTTTTTTGTGTAATGTCAAAATCTCCAGATGTAATTTCTGCAAGTATAGGTGTAACTGTACCACCAGCTACAACTTGGTCTGTGCCTACTTCATGTTCAAAATAAATAGAGCAACCATCTGTGTTTCCTATTACATCAGAAGCAGTACCAGCTGGATCGTATTCTGTTGCATGCGGTTTATCAAACACAGCAGAGTCTGCCCATGCTGTTCTAGATAATGTTCCTGTAGTCCATATCGCTTGTTTAGGACTAGCTCTACTATAAGACTCAATGTAATTGTAAGATACCATATTGTTTATGGCTAAAGAAGTACCTGATGGATAGAACCATATTACTTCACCAAACAAGTTGTTTAGTCCTACGTTAATTAAATCTCTAGGTGTAGAGTTTAGATTGTCATAAACAAAGTCTTCTACTAAACAGTCCATAGATTCTAGTTGACCATCGTATCTAAAGAAACCGTTTTCTGACATCCAGAACGCTGTACCGTCTACCTCGACGCATGCATTCTTTCCTATCAATCCGCAGTTACTTCCTATCTGTTGAAAAGAAAAAGTAAATGGTGCGCCTACAAAGGTCATTAAAAATAATGCTGTATCTGTCCATACATAGATAGCATCCCTACCTCGTATAGCTCCCATAATTTTAGAACCTGCTGCAAGTCTTTGTGATCCTGCTGTAGTTTCTGAATTTATAACGTATGAATCTGTGTTATCAATATTCTCTTGATCAGAAAATCTAATAAACATAGCATCTTGTGACGACGGTGTTCCTATTGTTGTTTCTGTTCCAAAGAATACTAAGTGCCGATCCGGTGTAGATACTAATACGTGCCGCGATGCAGTTGGTGCATTTGCTATAAGTGTTGCTCTTGTAGACGTTGCGTTGGCTGCAGCTGCGTCCCATTCAAAACATCTACCGTTATAAATTAGTGCAATAAGTTTTGTACCAAAGTTATCTAATACCCATAAACCAGGATCAATTGTAAAGTCAGCAGATGAAGCTTCGCCCCATGCTACAAATTCAGATATATTGGTAACCGTTACACCACCACTGTGACCAGCTTTTGTAGTGCCGTTAACTTCTCTATCACCACCACTTAATATGTTTGTAGTTGTATTATTATTTGTATAACTAATGTCTTCGGATCCAATTCTAATTTCACCTGTAGCGGGAAACTGAGATGTATCAGTTAGAGGAATATCTGTTACCGTGTCGTTAATAGTAGAAGCTAATGTAGTTGTTGCCGGTCCAGCTACCGTACCACTCCATAGTCCTGTACCCCAACCAAAGCCACCAACTTGTTGTGCTGGTCCTACTGTGAAGTAGCACAATACAGAGGCAGATCCTGACCCACTTAATGGTGTGCCAGATTCAGCTAACGCTGCAGTAATTGTAAATGTAGTTGTCGTAGGAACAGATGTTACCATGTATTTAACATCTTCAAATGTAGCGTTTGTATATGTAGATCCTGATAAACCTGTTACACTATCAAATAATACAATGTCGTCGTCTTGTAATCCGTGAGCCCCGGTGCATGTTACCGTAACTGTTTTTTCTGAAGACGCACTTGAAAAGGTTGCGCCTGTTAATGTAGTTCTTATAGGGTGTATGTCGTAATAAGTACCCCCTGAGTATGCATATAAAATTCTGTTTGTTCCAATAGCAGCGTATTTGATACCTGCGTTATCGTCAAAGTGATGTATTGCTCTAGCTGCACCAGTAAGATTAGTTGCACCAAGCTGTGCCCAGCCACCTATTTTTTCTGGTGATCCATATCTAAACCTAACATTATCTCCTCCGGTCCATTGTCCCTCGGCCCCGGTCGGAGTAACTTGTTTATTAAAGCCTGGCAAAAAGCCTAATTTTTGTAACATAGAAATTCCTGTTTTGTGTAGATTATATTAAATCGCGTTGATGTTCAACGTTATTTGACGATGCCTAACATAGGCCTTTTATCATATAGATTAGTCTTTGCAAACTGTCCATTTGCATGATTATAGTGTAAAAAGACTTGACCACATAATTGGCCTTGAAAAGGCTCTCTCCAATGCTCTAGCTCACAGCCAGAATAAATAAGCATATCTCCTGGTTTTAAATCTACCTGTATGCCTTTGGGTGCACCGGGCTTATGTATAGATTTATACTCGTCTATGACGTTGTCAGACCCCGTAGGATCGATAAATATAGGCCATGCATCTCCACCTAGATTTAGTGTGGTTGATATCTCACAGCTAGGTCTATCTTTATGTCTTCTTAAAATATTACCTTTTCTATATAGTCTTGTGTATGAATAT